CCACCAACTGGAAGCGCACCGACCTTGGTGATGATTATGCCCCGGCCAGCTATGCCCTGACCTACACCGCGAGGCTCGAGGATTCGGGCTCGACGTCGATCGCAATCACCGCGAGCGAGTCCGGTAATGACTACATCGTCGAGATCGCAGCAGCGACCTCGGCTGCCTATACCGTCGGCATCTATCACTGGCAAGCGTACATCACCCGATCGTCAGATTCCGAACGTATCACCATCGATCACGGGACATTTGAGGTCAAGCCCAATCGCGCAACCGCCACAACCGATCCCCGGACTTACGTCAAGATCTCGCTCGATGCCATCGAAGCGGTCATCCAGGGCCGGGCCTCAAAGGATCAGGCCGGTTATTCAATCGACGGCCGCACTCTATCGCGCACACCCATACCCGAGCTGCTGTTGCTTTATGACCGGTTCAAAGCACTCTGGAAAGGCGAGCAGAGGGCCGAAAAAATCAAGAACGGCGAAGGCCATGCCGGTCGAATTCTAACGAGGTTTAAGTGATGAACTGGTTTCGGCGACTGAGAGCACAAACCACTCAACCAAGCGATGTTGTAAATCGCATATTTTCAATTAATGCACACAGTCGCCGTTCATTCGCGGCTGCCAATCAGGACCGATTGACAGCTAACTTTCTGGGCACTGATCGCTCGATCAATGAAGAGCTGGTGCGCGATCTGGCAACCATGCGCCGACGTGCTCGCCAGCTCGCGCAGGATAACGACTATTCCAGACGGTTTTTGGGGATGGTCAAGGCCAATGTTGTCGGCCCCAACGGCATCACCCTCCAGGCGCGGCCCCGGCGAGAGGATGGCTCAATCGACAAGCTCGACGCCAGCGCGATCGAGAACGCCTGGGCAGATTGGGGCAAGCCGGCAAATTGCACTATGAACGCCCGACTGTCATGGCGTGATGTCCAGCGTCTGGCGATCGAGACCGTTGCGCGCGATGGTGAGGTCCTGGTTCGCATAATCAAGCCGCGTGATCGTCTGACGATCGGGCTCCACGTCATCGAGGCCGACTATCTCGACGAGACCCTGAACCAAAAGGCAACAAAAAACCGCAACGAGATCCGCTGCGGTGTCGAAATCTCGACCTACGGCAAGCCGATCGCCTATTTCATCAGGACCGGCCATCCGGGCGATGGCATTGTCCAGTTTAACGGCCGGCAGTATCAGAAAATCCCTGCTCGCCAGCTCATCCATCTCTACATCACCGAACGGCCCGGCCAGGCGCGTGGGACGCCGTGGCAGCATACCGCAATCCGCCGCCTCAATATGCTGGGCGGCTATGAAGAGGCCGAGCTGGTCGCAGCAAGGGTCGCCGCATCAAAAATGGGTTTTTTCACCTCGCCGGATGCCGATGGCTATACCGGCTCAGATACGGACTCGTCCGGCAATCTAATCAGCGATGCCGAGCCGGGTCTATTCGAGCAGCTCCCAGATGGCATGAGCTTTCAGACTTTTGATCCACAGCATCCGGTCGCTGCCTTTTCTGATTTTGTGCGCGCAACCCTGCGCGGTGCAGCCTCCGGTCTTGGGGTCTCATATCACACCCTGTCGAACGATCTCGAGGGCGTGAACTATAGCTCAATCCGCTCCGGGGTTCTCGAGGAGAGGGAGCATTGGAAGGTTTTGCAAACGTGGTTTTCCGAGCAGTTTTGCGAGCCCGTCTATCAGGCATGGCTCAATGCAATCATCGGAACACGGCTTTTGGATTTGCCGGCAGCCAATCAGCAGAAGTTTGAGAGCGTGGTCTGGCAGCCGAGGGGATGGGCTTGGGTTGATCCACTCAAGGATGTTCAGGCGAACGCCAAGGCGGTGGAACTGGGAGTCCAGACCCGTGCCGAGATCGCAGCCGGCAGCGGCCGAGATCTCGACGATATGCTCGAGCAGCTCGCCATCGAAAAAGCGCGCATGGACGAGCTCGGCCTCGGCCTAAACGATGAATTACCCAAAGGGGGAACAGATGAAGATTGAAACCATTAAAACCGGGGTGCAGTTCAGAAGTTTTGAGCTCAACCGGGAAGAGATTGATACCGATGCGCGGACCGCACCGCTGGCGTTCTCAAGCGAGAGCCCGGTCGAGCGCGTATTCGGCATAGAGATTCTGGATCACGATACCGATTCGGTGCGCCTTGGCAGGCTCAACGACGGCGGACCGATCCTGGTGGACCATGACCCAGCCGATCACGTCGGGGTTGTGGAGAGCGTCTCAATCGACAGCGACCGGATGGGCCGGGCGGTGGCGCGGTTTGGCAACAGCGCGCGGGCGAGAGAGATATGGCAGGACGTGATCGACGGGATCAGAAAGCACGTTAGTGTGGGCTATCGCATCCACCGGATGCGCGAGGACCGAGATGAGGACGATCAACCGCCGACCATGAGGGTCGTCGATTGGGAGCCGCTAGAGATCTCTGTGGTCGCCATTCCGGCTGATGCCAGCGTCGGCATTTCACGCGCCGATGATTCCGAGACGATCGAGACGATTGTTGAAATTCAAGAAAGATCCAAAACCTTAAACCAACCCGCGCTCGCGCGGATCTTAAAAGAGGAAAACAAAATGACCGAAGCAAAAACCCCGGCCCTAAGTGCGGACGACGTTCGCAAGGCCGAAATTCATCGCATCAGAGAGATCGAAGCGATTGGCAACAACCACGAGCAGCCCGAGCTCGCTCGCGAGTTCATTCAGGAGGGCAAGAGCCTGGACGAGTTCAGGACCGCTTTGCTCGACCTCGTTCCCACCAAGGGGCCAAGCCCTGAAGCCTCTGTCGAGCTCTTCAACAGCGAAAAAGATACCGACAGCTATTCGCTGGTTCGGGCGATCAATGCGCTGGTTACCCAGGACTGGTCCGAGGCCGGCTTCGAGCTCGAAGCATCGCAAGCGGTAGCGCGTCGGGTGGGTAAAAAGCCCTCTGGCATCTACCTCCCGATGGACGTTCAAAAACGTGATCTGACCGCTGGCTCGGCTACGCAGGGCGATGATGTTGTCGCAACCGATCTTCTCGGTGCTTCATTCATCGATATGCTTCGCAATCGCATGAAGGTGATCGAGGCCGGGGCGACCATGCTCACAGGTCTGACCGGTAATGTAGCCATTCCAAGAATGACAGGTGGGGCAACCGCCTACTGGGTCGCGGAAAATGCGGCGATAACAGAGTCCGATCAGACGTTTGATCAGGTCACACTCTCACCGAACAGCGTGGGCGCGATGACCGATGTCTCTCGGCGTCTATTGCTACAGGGTAGTGTGGACGTCGAAGCTCTGGTGCGTTCTGACCTTGCGACCACTCTCGCAATCGAGCTCGATCGAGCAGCAATCCACGGTTCTGGCAGCTCGAATCAGCCGACCGGGATTCTGGCCACATCGTCGATCGGAGATGTTGCCGGGGGAGCAAATGGAGCAGCACCAACCTTCGCCCACGTCATCGAGCTCGAAAGTGATGTTGCAACGGCTAATGCTGATGTTGGCACACTGGCCTATCTGACTAACTCCAAGGTTCGCGGCTTTCTCAAGCAAGTTGAAAAGGCGAGCAGCACGGGCCAATTCGTCTGGGAGGGCTCAGAAGTAAACGGCTATCGAGCACTTGTCTCGAATCAGGTCAGTTCAGCCCTCACCAAGGGTACGAACTCGGCCTGTTCAGCAATCATCTTTGGCAACTGGGCCGATCTTTTGATCGGATCCTGGGGCGCGCTCGATGTTCTGGTCGATCCTTACACCGGCTCATCGGCCGGCACGGTTCGCATCAGAGCGATGCAGGATGTTGATATCGCAGTCCGACATCCAGAGTCGTTTTCAGTCATGCTGGATGCATCAACAGCTTAAATCAACCGAAGGACGGTGGGGCTTCGGCCCCACCATTCGGAGATCTAAAAAATGAAAATACTCATCACAAGTGGCGTTCGTATCGACGGCGAGGCGTATGCCTCCGGCGATGTGGTTGAGGTGGGCGATGTTTTTGCCTCTGCCCTGATCCGCAGCAATCGCGCAGTCGAATTTTACGAGCCGAAATCATCGCGAAAAAAACCCACCAAGGCCAAAAAAAAGGCCGTTAAAAAAAAATAGGATGACGAGATGGCTGTGGAGTCGGCAGCAGATCGATTGATCTTTTTCAATACCGATGAATTCGGTGTTTCCGCAACCTATGACGGCTCGACGACTGTCAAGGGGCTGATCGATCGCCGCTACATCGAGGCCCTCGGTGGTGAGGCCGAGCACCCGGTCTTTATCTGTCGTGAGGCCGATATCTCCGGCGTCGTCCACGGCAAGACGCTGGTTGCCAATTCAACATCCTACACCGTGCGCGGTGTGCAGCCGGATGGTTCCGGCATGATCCTGCTGGTGTTGAGGGAGACCTAAGTGGCCGACCATCTACGCACCCAAATCCGAGAACAGGTCGTGAGCGAGCTCACCGGCCTCGCGACAACCGGCTCGAACATTTTCGAGAGCCGGGTCTATCCGATGGAATCAGCCGGCCTACCGGGCATTATTATCTATACCACCGACGAAGTGGTCGAGGCCGACCAGAGCTCGACGACCTCAAGCGGTCGCCGCCTGGTGCGCTTTCTAACCCTCAAAATCGAGGGCTATGCCAAAGCCGAGACCGATGTTGATGACACCCTAGACACCATCGCCAAAGAGGTAGAAGAAAAAATTGCCGGCTCGACGATCGGCGGTCTGGTCAAGGACGTCGTGCTCGCAGAGACCGAAATCGAGCTTACCGCCGAGTCCGAACAGCCCGTCGGGC